CTCTTTCATAAACCTGATTCAACAGGTTGAATTTATCAGGAGCATATTTCATTGCCAGCTTGCTCGCCAAACCAGCACAAAGACAATCCGTCCACCTATAAGGGATGTCTGCATCTTGGTTGCTGGCTGTTACATCTTCGAGTTGGTTTATTGACCAATAAAGCAAGCTGTAGTCACCAGTGTCCGGAACTTGCCAAACATTTATCGTTGGGGTGTAGGTTTTGTCCAGCATGTATTGGCTTGGCTTGCCAGAAGATGTTTTGTTTGGCAGCTGGTTGTATGCAGAAAGGCTTACTCTTTGAATCGTGGTGTCAGTGGTGGTGCCATTTGCTGTCTGTCGAATCACGACATCTATCATGTCTATGGTTCCGACTGGCAACGTGTAATTGATCTGGTCTTTCACCAAAGCCAATGTATTATTCTGGACAGCCCAATAATTTATGCCACGGTTAGCAAACTCGCTGAAAAGCAAATTAAGGCTCCTGCGAGCTGCTTTGGCCTGATAGCCTGTCCGAGTTTCGTCATCAATCCCGCACCGCTCAAATGATTCAGCGATTATCTCTTCAACATCTGGCCGAAAAGCATATGTGTTCGATGTCGCCATTTGGTTTTCCTATGAGTAGTGTTTTTTCATCCGCAGCACGATGTTGTATGTGTCTCCAATTGCACCAAGACCAGTAGTGGTGAACATTATGTCTCCAGTTGTGCTGCCATATTCTACAGTCGAAGGCAACCCACCGAACTTGCTGAAGTCTTGATAACCAATATCATCCTCAGCCATGTGCATCATAATAACATCTGTTCCAGCATCTGCCTCCACCAGAACCGTCATGCCTTGAATTATCCACCAGCACTCCAAAAGACTGACAGAGTTGCAAGAAACACCAGCAGCACTTTTTGCCAAAGTTGACACATCAACTTTTTTTACAGCATCTTCATCACCAGCGTCAACGTATTGCAATTGGAATGCCATGACCACTTCGTTGGTGTTTTCAGAAAGCGTTTTTACGCTCGTAATATTAGCCATCTATGACCCTCCTGTAAATTATTGGTGGGCTTTGCACCCACCAACTAATTTTATGTGACGTTGTTGCTTTGAGCATAAACAACCGTCACAGCACCAACACCATTGCCTGTGTTAGCTGTGGTCACGATTAGCCTGTGATCGCCTGTGCCTGTGTTGAGCCACTTGGCTGTGCGAGTCGCGTCTGTTCCAGGACTAGCAGCGACAATCCCAACAGCATTGCCTTGAATAGCTCCTGCAGCAGTCAGAGTGGTTGCCGCACCAACACCACCCAAACCAAGAGTCGTTGCTCCACCACTCCAAGCTGTGGTCACAGTAACATCAATTGATATTAGCTGGCTGTTTGGTGGGATTATGATGTCTGTTGTTGTGGTTGTGGCAGTCTGGTCAATCGCAGCTGTCTGAGAAAGAACAGCAAAGCCTGTGTTCTTCATGTCAGAACCGACTGTTGTGCCTGTTGTTACTTTGATTGGTCCAGCTTTGACTGGTCCTGAAAAAGTTGTAGTACCCATTATGAATCTCCTGTCTGGGTTAAGTCAGCTCTCGCTGTCAGGATGAAAGGGAGGACAGCTGCCCTCCCCAATTTTTATGCGCCTTCTGAGCCGAAGATGCCACGCCAGTCAGTGAAGCCGAAAGAGTAGCGTTCGCGAACTTTGTAGCGAACATTGCCAGTCTCGAAATCACCTTCCATGCCTTTTTTCATAGGCGAACGCTGGAACATTTTCAGACCATCAGGAACGTCAGTTTGGATAAACCAAGCATCAGCATCCGACAAGCGACGCATCACATGATAGCCTTTGGGCAGGTAGCCGCCAGACTTAACCGCGTTGATGTCGTTGTCTGCTGTTCCTGTGCGCAGATTGGACTCTAAGAGACGCTCTGCTACGAACTGGTATGCAGTTGGGATAACCAGCTGAGTACCTTGAGCAGCAATCCGGAGCCCACGATCGTCTTTCATATCAGAGATCTGAATTAGGACAGATTCGAGGGAAGTCTCAGAGAGGTCAGCCGCTGTTGCAAGAACATTGGACTGGACTCCACCTGTGGTTGGATGCGAAGCACTCAAAAGAGTAACACCATCACCACCTGTGAAGGCACCAGCTTGCGCATTGTTCAAGACATTAGCAGCCTTGATCTCTTTGGTCGAAGCCATCGACCGCGCAAGAGCTTTTGTGTAGCGAGAAGCGATTGAGCCATACTGGCCATCCTCTTCAGCTTCCTCAGTGATTGAGAATGCCAGAGCAATCGTTTCGTGCTGGTAGCGAGCAGTCCACTGTTGGGAAGCAGCATCGTAAGATACAGCCGCACCTTCAGTTTTAGTTGGAGCTGATGCAAAACCTTGCAGCAAGACATCTTCTTCAAATGCTTTCTGCGAAGTGTTGCTTTCAAATACCGCAGCATACTCAGCTGGATATGTGTCGTACTCAAGACCGAAGAGAGTGTTCAGTCCTGGCTCAAGCATTTTTGCAAATGATGCTCTATTCATTGCCATCGTTCAGACCCTCCTTATATACCAGCTACATTTGTACCAAGGATGTGCTCATTGATTAACACCTCCATGATAGCATTTGCGCCGAATGCGTTGTCTGGAGTTTCATGCAGAGCAAGGATTTTGCAAGTAGCAATACCTGCAGCCATTGTTCCACTAATCTCAAAACCAGATTGACCAGTCAAAGTTGAACCTGCACCAGCAACAACATCAGCACAGTTGCCGATATTCGTCTGGGCTGGGGTTCCAGCAGACTGAACCTTGAAAACAGTGTATGGATCGTCATACACATATGCTATGATGTCTGTAGCAACTGTGCCTGAAGGCCAGTATTCACTATAAACATACGAACCATCTGCAGCGGTGTAAGACACACCAGCAAAAACACCAATGTTGTTGGTCTCTGTTGCTGTGTGCGGAGTAAGCAGACCTGTGTTAATCAGAATCACCAGATCACCCATAAAGATGTTCTCAGCAAGACCACTAGCAATGGTATACTTATTAGCACGAGGTGCATTACCGCTCATGTGGCGAATTGGGACGAACCCAAATGCGGCATCTACATTTGCCATATTATCGCTCCTTAGCGTTAAAGATTAATCATTCATGACAGAAACCGATCTGCCACGGCTAACTTCAGACTTCCGATCTTGATAAATCGGCTGCCCATTATTCTGTCCTAACGCATCAAGCTCTCCAGAAATGGATTCATTCTGCTCTTTGTTCCTGTTGTTGTACCAAGCCTTCTGCGACTCTCGTTGTTCAACAGGCATTTCGCAAAGCAGCATGCCTTCAATTCCAATAGATCCTGCCCACTGGCCGTGGTTGATGGTCGGAAACAACTCATCTTTAACGGTATCAGCAGGGCGTGCGGACCAACCTTCACGCATACGCTTGTATACGTTGTCTGGCGAGTCCTTACCCTGAATCGAGGTTGTTACCCATCGTTGGACCATGCCAGGACGAGGCTTCGGTGCATCTAACAACGATGGTGGTTTCCATGCGGTCAAAGGACGAGCCTCTTCTGCACGGACTTCTTCGCGAGTCTCAGCTGCGCGTACATTGCGGGACTTTGTCATGACTTAGCTCCTTGCCTGTTTTTGAATTTCAGCTGCATATTGCTTCAGCCCTTTTTCGTCAGTTATGCCCAGCTCTCTGGCCATTCGGAGTTGATCTTGAGTCATTCTAGTCCTGCCGTTTGTGCGAGGTGATCCTGAGCCGCCTGCAGTTGGCGCTACTGGTGCTCTGCTTTTTGCTCGTGGTTTGCCTTGCACTTTCCCCGAGTTTAGCTCAGGGAACACGTTTCGTAAACGAAAATCTAACTGATTATAGTAATCTTCGGAATCTTTGTCGAATCCTTCGAGGTCCAACTGCACATCAATTGCTCTGGCTGCAGCTGTTTCTCGCTCATAACCGTTGCTGTTGAACCACCTATTCTTCTCCCACCAGCCCATGGCTTTCTGGGGAGCTGGGTTTTGCGCGGCCTGTTGTGCGCGGCCTACAGTCGGGGAGGCTGCTTGTTGAGCTGCCATCTGCTTTTGCATCTCAGCCACTCGCATAGCAGCTCTCATGTCAGCGAGTTGCTCACTGAAAGATACCTGAGCTTCTGTGTCGCCTTCTTCAACAGCCTTGGAGAGAGCAGCACGAGTCTGCTTGTATCGCGTGTTGAACTGGTTTTCAGCTTGGTGCTGGTTGCCTTGCTCTAGACGCTCTAGACGAGACTTCAGCTGCGCAGTTTCCTCTTGATATTGACGAGACTGAATCTCAGCTTCTCTGCGTTGGTCCACGAGCTTTTTGATTCGCTTCTGGACTTTGCCGCTGTACTCTTCTTCAGAGTCTTCTTTCACAGCTTCTTGCTTTTCCTCTGGGGAGTCGGAATCATCTGTGACTTCAATTTCGAAATTATCATCTTGGCCAGAAGTTTTCTTGGCCTCAGCAATTTCTTTCTCGAGCTCTTCGAGAACTACATTCTGGTTCATGGCTTACCTCACTCCACATAAGACGCAATGCTGACGCCTTCTGGCAAGACCGATGTGATCTCGTCATCATTAAGGAGCAACATTTTGACGCCATTGATTGTCAGCTTTTGACCTGCGTATTTGCCGTATGTCACAGAGTTACCCTCTGTCGGCCACTGGCCTTTCCATGCTTGGCCTGTGTCGCGGTCTCTATACGCCAATTCACCCATCGCAAGAATTGTGCCGTGAGCTGTGAGGTATTCTTCATTGTCTTTGGAACTCTCCGGAAGGAAAATGCCACCCTTTGTTTTAGCCTTGGCTTGATTAGGCTGAACCAACACTTTCCAGCCTAATGGCTTGGGGAACTGGTGAGATCCTAGTGTTGAGTTGGTCTGCTCATCTGTGATGAGGTCTTTTGCATGCGGATGAGACATGATTATACATCCTCCTGATTCATTTTCTTCATCGTTTCGTCGATCAATGAGCAAGCCTGTTCTAAGCCTTCCGCAATCCCGACGTTTTTGCTGTACGATTGAAAGTCGCTCATGCGACCTTCAACCATGTCGCTAGCTATCGCTGTTTTCTGGAGCCGGATCTGCTTCTTGATCTCTCTGATCAGATCGATCATCATCTTCCAATCCTATTCCACCGCCACCACTCATCGAAACGCCAGTGACAAAAACCTCAACAACTTTCTCGGTATTTTCCTTGGGCACTAGTACCCTTTCTTCTTCTTAGACTTCTTCTTCTTAGTTTTCACTTTTTTGCCTCCTTTTGACATTAGTGACGGGAAAGATGACCTGTTCATTGTTTATCCTCCTCTTCTCCGGAAGTCAACATTGGTGCAACACCACCAACAGACAAAAGTTTGATGACATCGCCCAAAACACCCATTCGCTTTTCTGTCTCTTCATTTCTGATTAGGGTGTCTGGTGGCAAATCTCGCAGCAATGGCTGCGGTGGATAACTTTTTCCTGGGATGAATTCAACAAACTGCTCCGGAAAACCAAGAGACTGAGAAAAAGAATTTCTATTGCGACCTTCGTGGCCTAGAATTTGGATTGACCCGTCAGGCTTGACTTTGTATTTTAAATATGGAGAAGTATTCCAGTTTATTCCATCTCCATAAATGTCTTCTAGTTCTTGCCTTTTCTTTCGCAATATCTCTGGGCTATAGGCTTCATTTATGTCTGGTGTTGCCTCCAAGAATTTGGCTGGATCCATCAACCCAACGTCAAGATCTCCAGCTTCAGCTTGTCTGAGAGCCTCGTAAAGTTTTATAGCATCAATTTGGTTAAAAGTCTCCGGAGATTCTTGCTGAAGGTTGTATATTTTGGTCGCAG